GGCGTTACTAGAGTCTTAAGATTATAAATAAACCTTAGAACTATACCTTGACCAGGAAAAAAAGATGGCTGTTTTTGGAACTACGGATGCTGCTGCATTCTCAAACACAGTTGCTGTCACTCAAAACGACGCAACAGTAACAAAGAACGCTGCCGACACAGTAGTTGGTGGTGATGTACTTGAAATTGATGGTGTTAATTACATCGTTAAGACTATAACAAGTACAACAAGTATTGAATTACACAAAGTATATGCAGGAGCTACTAATAATACTCTTGCTGCTGCTAAAGTAATCAAGCGTACACCTCCAAGAGCAGTTGCGGAATTCGTTATACTGGGTGGTGATAGTAACAGTTATGACCTTGTGTTTGCTGACGCAACAGAAGGTTCTCTTGCTGAGAACAAATCACGTGGTATAAACGGACCTGGCTGGTGGCAGTATCGTTCCTTTACGGATCATGCTGGTAACACACGCCATAAAGCAGAATGTATAGCAGCAGTCACAGTTGCATCTAGTGTATCTGGTGACCTTGCTGATGATACAATTGCAGCTGATGTTGCATCTGCTGTAACTATAACTGGTCAACCCGCTAACTCTGCTTCTAGTTCTGGTGGTGGTACATTTGCAGTTACTACAAGTACAACTGGTACACCTGGAACTCTCACATATCAGTGGCAGCGTCAAACTGCATCTGGTAAGCGTTGGGTTAACGTCACTGCTAACCTTGACACAGGTATTACTTACTCTGACTTCACAACAGCAACACTTACGTATGCATCACTTGGTGGTGATACCTTAGATGGTCAAAACTATAGAGTTAAGATCAACTCTGCTGGTGGAACAGAAGAAGTAATTACTAACGGAGCAGCAACATTAACATTCTCATCATAATGTAAATGAACATTCGTGAACTGGACCATGAAAATTGGTTATTCTTTGCTATTCAAAATTATAACAACCCATCATCAGTAACTTACTCAGACTTTGAAGAAGACTTAAAGCGATTTAAGTATATTAAAAGACTCTTGAGACGTTATAAGATGACGAATGAGTTAAAGGCTCATCTTATACTAAATCATGTTATAGTTCTATATAATGTGTTTGGTGACGCAGCAACTCCGTTGTTGTTTTATAAGGTAGAAGCAACTTATTGGTCTATAATCAAGGCTTTCATGTTGTTTCTCGATAGATTACCACCTGAACTTAATGAGGAAGTTGATACAGAATGTCTAAAGCAATTGAATCTAATATAGATGAAGAAATTAACTCTGCTGGTGACGGCAGTGGTGTTGCTTTGCCTCCTGCTTTTGTAATTGTCCAACCCAGAGTTCATCGTCGCATGAAGAAGAACAATGGTGATAATGTAGATGGTCGTACATCAGGTGCAAAAGCTCTCTTTACACGTATACAAAAAAGAAAAATGAAAGAACAAGTAGAAGAAAAAATAATTCCTGAAGCTGTTTCATCTGAGACTGAGAGAGCACAGAAACAAATTGCCCAAAAGAAAAAGTTGGGTCGTTCTAAAGATCTTCAAAAGAAACGTAAGGAAGCAAAAGAAAAAATGCAGAGTAAGACTAAGGAAATGGATATCCTTATGAAGGCTCGCATGTCAGATTTTAAAAAGAAAGCACAAGATCAAACAAAAAAATTGAAGAGAGATCATGTAGAACCTACAGGTAATAATATTATGGAAAATCATACTGATGTTGTTCAAGTTGCTTTAGATGTTGCAACTAGTGAACTATCAAATGCACCAGAGTCATTTGCAAAGATCCAGTTTAGTAATGGTCAAACACAAAACTTGGATAACTTCTCTGCTAAGAGAATTGCTGCTGTGTATGGTCAATTAGATGATACTAATAAGCAACAGTTTCAGTATATGCTAAACAAAGATGCTGGTACATATCAGAGTGCTTTGGATTTCGCAATAAGATCTGCATAGATAGGTGGCAGAAAGTATTAATGCTGCTATTCTAGAAAGACTAGAAAAAGTTGTCTCAACTCTACAGGAAAACTCTGTAAAGATGGGGCAACTTCTTGCTGTACACAATGAGAAACTTGATAAGCAGGATAGAATTGATGCTGTATTGTTTGAGAAGGTTGATAGTGTACATCGTGAAGTAAACCGTAGATCAGAGGAGATAAAGAAAGGTTGTGAAAGGGATATACGTAAGGTTGATGACCGTCTTCGCCTCATGGAAAAGAAGATGTGGACTATTTTTGGTGCTCTTTCTGTTATATCTTTCATCGTTAGTCCAGTCGGACAAAGAATCATTAGACCAGTATTTCAACCGTCACAAGGACAGTTGACAATTCCAGTAGAAAGACCTATGATGTATCCATCACAAGATTAAGGATGGATGTCCTATATTGATGGGAATTACATAAACAGAATATCCTCGCGTTTGACTCTTTTTAAACAAAAGAAGTCGAACCTTTTTAATTTTAGGTGTCCTTACTGTGGAGACTCACAGAAGCATAAGAATAAGGCACGAGGATATTTGTTTGAAATGAAGAGTGGGTATGTTTTCAAGTGTCACAACTGTGGTCTTGGTAGAACATTCTCAAACTTCCTGAAAGATCAAGATCGGATGCTCTATGATCAATATATCATGGAGAAATTTTCTCATGGGCAGACAGGTAAGGGTACAACTACAAAGAATCCAGACTTTAAATTTACTCCTCCAGTTTTTAAAAAATCTGATATAGATCTAGAGAAAATCTCAGATCTAAATAAAGAACATCCAGCAAGAAAATATCTTGAAGACAGAAAAATCAAAGACTTAGACTACTTCTATTATTGTCCAAAATTTAAAGCATGGACTAACAAACAGAAGAAAACCTTTGACAATCTGAGACAAGACGGTCCTCGAATAATAATACCTTTCAGGGATAAAAACGGTAATCTCTTCGGATATCAAGGCAGATCGCTAGCCCCTACGGCACGTATGAGATACATTACGATCATGCTTGATGAAGACCAACCTAAAATCTTTGGACAGGACAGATTAAATTATGAAGAACCGATTTACATTGTTGAAGGACCGTTTGACAGCACCTTCATTACGAATTCCGTTGCGATGGCTGGGTCTGATGTTGATATTCGGACGTTTGGCTGGCGCAATTATATTTGGGTTTATGATAACGAGCCACGTAACAGAGAGATCGTCAACCGAATCTCCAAGTCAATCGACAGAGGAGATAAGGTAGTCATTTGGCCTAAGAATATACAGGAAAAGGACATAAATGATATGTCTCTTGCTGGACATGATGTGCAGAAGGTGGTAGAATCACATGTATATCAGAAATTAGAAGCAAACCTTAAAATTAACGACTGGAAAAAAGTATGACCAACGGTACAGATATAAAAGTACGTAAGCGAAATGGATCTATAGAGGGATTAAACCTTGAGAAGGTTCATAAGATGACAGAAGAAGCTTGCGAAGGTCTGGGAAGCGGTGTTAGTGCCTCTCAGATAGAAATGAATTCTGGTCTGCAATTCTTTGATGGAATTCAGACTAAGGACATACAAGAAATTTTAGTTCGTTCTGCTAGTGATCTTATTAGTATTGAACAACCTAACTATCAGTTTGCTGCTGCTAGATTGCTTCTGTTTGGTCTTAAAAAGCAGGTCTTTGGATCGACGTGGGTCAAAAGTCATCCACCTATTTTAAACCATGCTAAGGAGTGTGTGGAGCGTGGCATATATGATGGAGAAATTATAGATAAGTATAGTGAAGAAGAGTGGGATAAGATCAACTCTTGGATAGATCATAGTCGTGATCTTCTATTCACATATGCTGGTCTACGTCAAATCGTTGACAAGTATCTTGTACAGGATAGAAGTACTGGAGAGGTATATGAAACTCCTCAGTATATGTACATGATGATTGCTGCTACATTGTTTAGAAACTACGGAGATAATAGACTCGATTATGTCAGAAGATACTACGAATCAATCTCAAAACACAAAATCAACATCCCAACACCAGTCATGGCAGGGGTGCGAACCCCAATTAGACAATTTGCCTCCTGTGTTCTTGTTGATGCTGATGACACGCTTGACAGCATCTTCAGCAGCGACATGGCTATTGGTAAATACGTTGCTCAAAGGGCGGGCATTGGCATTAATGCGGGCAGAATCCGTGGCATCAATGCTAAAATCAGAGGGGGAGAAGTTCAACACACAGGTGTCGTACCGTTTCTCAAAAAATTTGAAGCGACTGTCAGATGCTGCACTCAAAATGGCATCCGTGGTGGATCAGCAACTGTCCACTTCCCAATCTGGCATCAAGAAATAGAAGACATCCTTGTCCTTAAGAACAATAAAGGTACTGAGGACAATCGTGTCAGAAAACTTGACTATAGTATACAAATATCGAAATTATTTTATGAACGATTCATCGCTAATGAGGATGTTAGTTTATTCAGTCCTAATAATGTTCCTGGGCTTTACGAGTCTTTTGGCACTCCCGATTTTGATGACAAATACAATGCTTTTGAAGCAGATGATAGAGTCCCAAGAAAAACCATTGGAGCACAAGAGCTCATCCTAGATCTCCTTAAGGAGAGAGCAGAGACAGGACGTATCTATATCATGAATATAGATCACTGTAATGAACATTCATCATTTAAAGACAAGGTTAACATGAGTAACCTATGTCAGGAGATCACACTACCTACAGATCCTATTCAGCACATTGATGATGCTGATGGTGAGATAGCATTGTGTATTCTATCTGCTGTTAACGTAGGTAAACTACGTAACTTAGAGGAGATGGAAGAGTTATGTGATCTATCTGTACGTGGATTAGAAGAGTTAATTGACTACCAACACTATCCAGTGAAGGCAGCAGAGAGAAGTACTATTGCAAGACGTTCTCTTGGTATTGGTTATATTGGATTAGCACATTACCTAGCAAAGAACGGAGTAAAATATGAAGACCCAGAAGCATGGAAACTCGTCCACGACATGTCTGAAAGTTTCCAGTACTACTTGCTCAAGTCAAGTAACGCAATCGCAAAAGAGAAAGGGAAGTGCGGAGCTTTTGATCGCACCAAGTATGCAGACGGTATCCTCCCAATCGACACTTACAAAAAAGATGTAGATGAACTGGTTGCGAATGAACTTAAGCATGACTGGGAAGGTCTTCGACAAAGCATTGTTGAATTCGGTCTACGACATAGCACCTTATCTGCACAGATGCCATCCGAGTCTTCTTCAGTCGTCAGTAATGCTACGAATGGCATTGAACCACCCAGAGATCTTATCTCAACGAAGAAGTCTAAGAAGGGACCTCTCAAGCAAGTTGTACCACAGTACGCAACCCTTAAGAACAATTACACGTTACTCTGGGATATGTCTGGGAACACTGGGTATATTAATATTGTTGCTGTTATGCAGAAGTTCTTTGATCAAGCAATTTCTGGAAACTGGAGTTATAATCCACAGCATTATGAAAATTCTGAAGTTCCTGTATCAGTAATGGCACAGGATTTATTGACGACCTTTAAATATGGTTGGAAGACTTCTTACTACCAGAATACATATGATTCTAAATCAGATGTAGTTGAAGAAGCACCTAAAGAAGACATTAAAGATCTACTAGAAGGTATATTTGAGATGGAGGAAGACGACTGTGACAGCTGCAAAATCTAAAGAGGAACATATGGATATAACTGGTATGACTGTATTCAATACGAATAAAGTAGATACTACCAAAGGACAGATGTTCTTTGGTCCTCCGTTAGGAGTTCAGAGATACGATAAATTTAAGTATCCTATATTTGATAAGTTAACACAAACACAACTAGGCTTCTTCTGGAGACCAGAAGAAGTTTCTTTACAGAAAGATCGTGCGGATTACCAAACACTAAATGCTGCACAGAAACATATATTCTCAAGCAATCTTAAGTATCAGATCTTACTTGACTCTGTTCAAGGACGTGGGCCTGGTATGGCGTTTGCTCCTTATGTTTCTTTACCTGAACTAGAGGGTTGTATGAATATATGGCAGACTATGGAGATGATTCATAGCAGATCATATACACATATCATTAAGAATGTATACCCTGATCCATCAGAGGTCTTTGATACAATCTTAGAAGATGACCAGATCCTTGCTCGTGCTCAGTCAGTGACTAAAGCATACGATGAGTTCATTAATTATGCACAAGAATATAGTCAGAGTACTGCTTGGAAAGATGATATGAGGAGTCATATCAATTCAGAATGGACACGTAAAGATTTAAAAAGATCACTCTATAAGGCAGTTGCTAATGTATACATTCTTGAAGGTATTCGCTTTTATGTCTCTTTCGCTTGCTCCTTTGCATTTGGTGAGCTCAAGTTACTTGAAGGAAGTGCCAAGATCATCTCCCTTATTGCAAGAGATGAGTCACAACACATGGTTGTCTCTCAAAATATATTAAATAAGTGGAAAGAAGGTGATGATCCAGAGATGGT